TAAAGCATATAACTCATCATCCCATCTCTGATTGATATCTCTACCTCTCTCCTCTTCTACTAAATCCATCAATATTTGTAGTTTTCTTTTATCCATATTCATAATTAATCCTCCATAGATTAAGTTTCTTGTACCCAATAATTGGATACTCATCAGCCTGTTAATTCAGGGACTTTGGAGAGCCACAACTGGAAATTATCGTTTCCGCATCCACTCAATTTGATTTACGAGCTTCTACTGGTACGTCTTTTGTTTTGTCCCCATGTTCTGATGGTAATGAGTTTATAGGCTTCTAATCCTCGAGGGTAATTCTGAAGACCCTCAACGAAGTTCACATCTTAATAATGTAATGCTCTGCTTCGTAGTCGTTAAATATGTCAAATAGGCAATTTCCTGTTTTAGTTGTCGTTGACCCATTATACATACTCTGTGCATGATCTCAACATCATATTAAATATTAACTAGTACATGGTATTTGCTAGCACTCTGTGAGCATTACATCAGCTAGCTATTTGCTTTAATATTTATGTATGAAAGATGAAACAAAACCAAACCTAAAACTAGTATCTAAAGATACCAAACTAACTATCAAGCAACGTAACTTCGTAGATGAAATTGTGAAGGGTAAGTTAGGCAGTCAGATAGATTGTTATATGAAAGTCTATGACGTAACGCTAACAAGCACGGGTGCTATACCAAAGCATGCACATGTTGATTGCAGTAGGTTGATCTGTAACCCTAATGTTTCCCTAGCAATAGCTAGAGCAATGAAGCGTAAAGAGACTAATGCAGTAGCTTCTTCGCTCAAGACGAGGAGCTATGTCATAGAACAATTGTATAGAGAGTCCAAGGAGTCAGACTCAGATAGTGCAAGGATTAGAGCATTAGAGCTGTTAGGTAAAAGCGTAAGCATGTTTAGTGATGTCGTAGAAACAAAAGAAGCTAGAACATCAGATGAAGTAGAAGCGGACATAGAGGAGCGTATCTCTGCTTTGTTAGATAATCAGTAAGTCGATCATCAACTAACATTTAATAGAGTAATAGATAGCGAGTATGTGTCTGCTATGTGATGGATATTGTCCAAGCACCATATATAGGTGAAACACTACATGTAGTATTTTGGACAGCTCCCAGAAGCACTACATATTGTGTTTTCCCCAGTGACCCTTTAAGAGACCCCACACCCCCTTGTACGCGTTCGGGTACCTGACTATCATATATACATAGTGATCTGCTCATAATATGACCTAATTTCATAGGGGTACCCCCTATATTGCATTTTGATAGCGTTTTTCATACATATAATATATAATTTTTCTCAGGAAAGACCCCAGGGTCCCTAGACCCCCCCATTATTTTATAAAAATGGTTGTTTTTTCTGTGAAGGTGTGCGATTATGTTAAAATCTAGCGTGATTTACATCTAGTATGTACATACTTGTTAAGTATCTACCTACTAAGTTCCACTATCTGGTAGTTACTTACTTAGTTTTTAGTTTAAGAAGTATCTACCTACTAGTAAGTATAGGAGATGTATGAGTAATTCAGTATTAACCCAAGTAAAGAACCTATCTTTAGATGAGAAGAAGGAACTATTAGGTTTATTAGATGAGTTAGAAGATGCTAAAGCCAGAGAAAAGTGTTCAGATGAGTACATGGCTTTCGTTAAAGAAGTTTGGAGTGCCTTTATTGAAGGACCCCATCACAAAATTATGGCTGATGCCTTTGAAAGGGTAGCAAAGGGTGAGTTAAAACGCCTAATCATTAACATGCCGCCTAGACATACCAAGTCAGAGTTCGCATCATACCTATTACCTGCGTGGTTCTTAGGTAGCAGACCAGAAAAAAAGATTATTCAAACAGCACATACCGCGGAATTAGCTGTTGGCTTTGGTAGAAAGGTAAGAAACCTTGTTAATAGTAAAGATTATAAAAAAATATTTCCCAATGTTAGCTTACAGTCGGATTCTAAGGCTGCTGGTCGTTGGAATACAAATAAAGGCGGTGAATATTTTGCTATCGGTGTAGGTGGTGCAGTTACTGGTAAAGGTGCTGACCTCTTAATCATTGATGACCCTCATTCAGAGCAAGAAGGTGCTAGTTCAGACATAAATGTTTTTAATCGTACCTATGAATGGTACACATCTGGTCCAAGACAGCGTTTACAGCCTAATGGTGCAATTGTTGTAGTTATGACTAGATGGCATAACAAAGATTTAACAGGTCAAGTCGTAGACGCTAGTATAAAGCGTGGCGGTGCAGACCAATGGGAAGTGATAGAGCTACCTGCAATACTACCTTCTGGTAAACCATTGTGGGATGCCTTCTGGAAACTAGAAGAATTAGAAGCTTTAAAAGCTGAATTGCCTAGTTCTAAGTGGATGGCTCAGTATCAACAAGACCCTACCTCAGAAGAGGGTGCTTTAGTCAAAAGAGAGTGGTGGCGTATTTGGGATAAGAACAATCCACCTGATTGTGAGTTTGTTATTCAATCATGGGACACAGCTTTTCTTAAAACACAAAGAGCTGACTACTCTGCATGTACAACATGGGGAGTTTTCTACAAAGAAAATGATGAAGGCATGATAGCTCCCAACTTAATACTATTAGATGCTTATAAGGAGCGTCTAGAGTTCCCAGATTTAAAGAAAGTAGCGATGGATAGGTATAACGACTATAAGCCAGATGCTTTCATTGTAGAAGCTAAAGCTGCTGGATTACCATTGATCTTTGAGTTAAGGGCAATAGGTATACCAGTACAAGAATATACACCTAGTCGTGGTAATGATAAAATATCTAGGGTTAATGCTGTATCTGATCTCTTTGCTTCAGGAGTTGTATGGGCACCTGAGACTAGATGGGCAGAAGAAGTTATAGAAGAGTTTGCTGGTTTCCCTAATATGGAACATGATGATTTAGTTGATAGCAGTACGCAAGCTCTGTTAAGATTCAGACAAGGTGGTTTTGTATCTTTAGATACAGATGAGGAAGATGAACCATTAGAACACAATCGTAGAGCGGATTATTACTAGGAGAGTATATTGGCTATAGAAAAACAATTTCAACCTGCAACACCTATAAATGGTTTAGTAGAAATGGAGCCTGAAGAAGGTTTAAGCATTGATGTAGAAGAAGTTCCAGATTCAGTTACAACGGAAACTGATGATGGTGGCATGATTGTAGATTTTGATCCTAGTGCTCCTAACATGGGAGAGCCAGAGTTTAATTCTAATCTAGTAGAGTTTCTAGAAGACGATGAACTTAGCAGCATAGGTAATGAATTAATAGGTGCTTTCAATTCAGATAAAGAATCAAGATCAGATTGGGAAGAAAGTTACACAAAAGGATTAGATCAACTTGGTTTAAAAATAGAAGAAAGAACTACACCATGGGCAGGAGCTTGTGGAGTATTTCATCCAATGCTAAGTGAAGCTGTAGTTAAGTTCCAATCACAGGCTATATCAGAGATATTTCCTGCTGCTGGTCCAGTTAGAACTAAAATTGTAGGCAAAATTACATCAGAAAAAGAAAAACAAAGTCAAAGAGTACAGAATTATTTAAACTACTTGCTTACTTATGAAATGAAAGAATACAGAAGTGAGACTGAAAAGATGTTATTTTCTCTTCCTCTTGCTGGTTCTGCATTTAGAAAAGTTTATTTTGATCCTACATTAAACAGACCAAGCGGTATATTTGTACCAGCAGAAGATGTTGTAGTTAATTATGGTGCAAGTGATTTAGAAACTTGTGAACGTGCTACTCATGTAATGAAGAAGTCAGCTAACGATGTAAGAAAAATGCAAGTTAATGGCTTTTATAGAGATATAGAACTTCCTGATAGTAAACCAACTCCTTCAGATATTACTAAAAAGTATAATGAAATGACTGGTGAATCATCAAGTTATACATATGACACTAGACATACTCTGCTTGAAATGCAAGTAGATTTAGATTTAAAAGGTTTTGAAGACTTAGGTGAAGATGGAGAACCTACTGGTATAGCATTACCATATGTTGTAACAATTGATTTCCCATCAGGCATCTTGCTTAGTATTAGAAGAAACTATTACGAAGATGACCCAAGCAAGTTAAGAAGGATGCACTTTGTGCATTATCAATATCTACCAGGATTAGGATTTTATGGTTTTGGTTTAATACATATGATTGGTGGATTAGCTAAATCAGCTACATCTATACTAAGACAATTAGTAGATGCAGGTACTTTAAGCAACCTACCAGGTGGTTTGAAAGCCAGAGGATTAAGAATTAAAGGTGATGATAGTCCTATTATGCCAGGTGAGTTTAGAGATGTAGACGTGCCAGGTGGAGCTATTAGAGACAATATAACTTTCTTACCATACAAAGAACCTTCAGCAACTCTATTTTCTTTATTAGGAAACATAGTAGAAGAAGGTAAAAAGTTTGCTAGCATAGCTGAAATGAAAACATCTGACATGAATAGTCAGGCACCTGTTGGAACAACATTAGCATTGCTAGAAAGAAACATGAAAGTCATGAGTGCTGTACAAGCAAGACTTCATGCTTCTATGAAAAGAGAATTTGAAATACTTGTAAACATAATTGTAGACTTTACTGAACCTAAGTATCCTTATGATACTGGAGAAGATGAGCAAATTGCAGTACAAGATTTTGATAAAAGAATAGATGTATTACCAGTATCTGATCCTAATGCAGCTACTATGGCACAAAGAATTATGCAGTATCAAGCTGCAATGCAGTTAGCTCAACAAGCACCTGAATTATATAATCAAGGTGAGCTACATAGACAGATGCTTGAAGTCTTAGGTATTAAAGATGTAGATAACATTGTACCTCCAGCATCAGAAGTTAAACCAGTTGATCCTGTTACAGCAGTACAAAACATTCTTACTTCTAAACCTGTACAAGCTTTCCTAGATCAAGATCACGAAGCACATATACAAGTTCTTTCTTCTGCTCAAGAAGACCCAAATATTGCTGCAAAACTACAACAGAATCCACAAGCTCAAAGTATTCAAAGTGCTGCATCAGATTATATTATGCAACATTTATCTATGCAGTTTAGAGAACAAGTTGAACAAGAAATGGGTATAGAGTTACCTCCAGTAGGTGAAGCATTGCCAGCAGATGTAGAAAAACGTATATCTGAATTAGTTGCAGAAGCAGCAAAAAGAGTAGCTACTACCAATGCTGCAAAAGCTGAACAAGCTAGAATACAAGAACAAGCTCAAGACCCATTAATATTAGCTAAACAAAAAGAATTAGAAATTAAAGAAACTCAAGTTAAAAACAAGCAACAAATAGATGAATCTAAAATAATGCTTGATGCTGCTAGACTTAAAACTAATAAAGAATTAGAAGAAGCTAGAATTAAAGCACAACAAGAAGCAACTGGTCTTAATATTGGACAGCGTATTGCTAGCGATTTGCTAGATAGAGAAGAAAATAAAGAAAAACAAGGTACTAATGATTTCAAATTAGGACTTGACATTGCAAAGGATTTAATAAAAGATATCAATCTGAATGATTAATGATATTAAAGAGCAATCACTTTCTAGTTTTTTAGTTAAAAAGATAAGAGAAATGATGAACGAATGTTCCGATCATATATCTACAGGAGGTTGTAAAGACTTTGCTGAGTATAAGAGAATGACAGGAGTGATAGAAGGTTTAGCTCTTGCAGAGCGTGAGGTTCTTGACTGGAAAGAACAGCATTTAAAAAAATAGGAACTCGACACCTTAAAGTCGTGCAAAATATGAGTGAAAAAAAAGAAATAAAAATACCCAAACCAGACAGTGTTGAAAAACCAGAGGTTAGTGCTGAAGTAAAAAGTCAGCTTCCTGAACCAAAAGGTTGGAAAATACTAATAGCAATGCCCACTGCTAAAGAAACAACAGAAGGCGGAATCATAAAAGCTAGCAAAACGATAGTAGACGAAGAAACTTCAAATATTTGTGGTTATGTTCTAAAACTAGGTACAGAAGCTTATTGTGATCAGAAAAGGTTCCCAACAGGACCTTGGTGTAAAGAAGGTGATTGGGTAATATTTCGTGCTTATTCAGGCACTCGCATGAAAATGTATGGTAAAGAGTTTCGTTTAATTAATGACGATACTGTGGAAGCAGTCGTTGATGACCCTACAGGAGTAGTTAGAGCATGAGTGAAGCAAACGAATTAGTACAAGAAACTGAATTACAGGAAGAGAAATTTTTTGGAGTTAAAACTGAAATTAATACTAATCCAATCGATGAAGTAGAAATAGAAGTTATAAATGATACTCCTGAAGAAGATAGAAGATCGCCTAAAGTAGAAACAACTGAACCAGTTGATGACGAAACAGTCGATAAAGAAATTTCAGACTACAGCAAAAGAGCTGGCGATAGAATCAGCAAAATTAAATATGAGTACCATGAGGAACGTAGAGCTAAAGAACAAGCTTTAAGAGAGTCTCAAGAAGCTGTAAAGGCATTACAAAACTTAATGTCAGAAAACAACAAATTAAAATCAGTTGTAGATCAAGGTGGAAATGTATTAAACCAACAAGCACTTAACAATGCACAGTGGGCAAAATACAATGCACAACAAACATTTAAGAAAGCTTATGAAGAAGGAGATGCAGATGCTATGTCTGCTTCACAAGCTGAACTAGCACAAGCTACACTTGCAGAACAACAAGCTGGTAGTTATGCACAAACAATGCAACAAAATATTGCATCACAATATGTAGAACCAGTACAACAACAACAACAAGTTGTAAAACAAAATGATCCAGACATGGATAATTGGTCACAAAAAAATCCTTGGTTTATGGGTAGCGAACCTGTACACAAAGAAATGACTTCTTATGCTATGTATGTAGATGAATCATTAAAAGCTAGTGGAATTGATCCTGCTAAAGAATCAGAAAAATATTATTCTGAAGTTGATAGTAAGATGAAACAACAATTTCCAACATTTTTCGGTGTACAAGAAACAAATTCTGTGCAAACAGAACCAGTTCAAATTACATCAAATAAACGACAGGTATCAAATCCTGTTGCACCTGCTACGAGGAACAGTAATAAAAATCCTCGCAAAATCCATCTGACTCAGAGTCAAGTCTCCATAGCTCGTAGACTTAATATAACTCCAGAGCAGTATGCAAACCAACTATTAAAGGAGTCTTAAATGTCCGAAATAGATAAAGAAATACAAACTGCTAGCGAAGAGCAAGCAGTCGAGCGTACCCCAAGGGAAATAGAAAGCCGAGAGGCTTCTCAGCGTATACAAAGCTGGGAAAATCCATCAAACTTACCAACACCTACTGAACAAGACGGATGGGTATTTAGGTATATTAGAACTAGCCTTTTAGGTCAAA